GTCGCCGGTGCCAATCACCTGGTCGGTTGGCGTTATCGTTGCCCCTGGTGCGGCTGACGAGTGATCGAGCCGGTCCCGCCAACGAAAGCCGAAAAGACGCCCGCGGCGCTCCTCGAAGAAGGCCAGCACTTGCGACAGCGCCTCGAATGTTTTCACGCCATAACCGGCATCATAGCGCCGGCGCGAATGCGCCCAGCGCGCATTGCGTTCCTCGGCGCCCGACCCAAGCGTAACCACGTCGGTGCGCCGTTGCGGCCCGCCGGCGCTCCTCAGGGCGATGTCGAGTGGAAACAGGATTTCGTGGAAAGCTGTCATTGATTAAAAACTCTTGGCCGCGCGCAACCGCGCGGGCGATTTGACCCGTGATGTATGCCTCCGATCGCCGGAAGCTTTGTGCGTCAGGAGTTGTGATCTGAACCGTGACATTGGGCGCGTGGCTGGCGCCACTCATCGCAATGCCCAGTCGCCCATCTGATCCGCGCGTCAGCGGAACGATTGCTTCGGGGGCCGGCTTCGCCCGCCATCCCGATTCCGCTCGACGAGAGCGGAAAATAGGCCGGTGTCCCTATAACCCCGCCGGCAGCGAATGGCGTAATTGGGTGCCCCCGCACTGTACCAGACGCATCGCCACCGCCGCCGAACAGGCTCTCAAAAAGCTTGCTCAGGCCACCGGCCAATCCTTTTGCTGCGGGGTTGAAGGCTTGCGCGACCGCCAGGTTGTAAAGCCGCAAGGCAAGCTGCTTGAGCACATCGTCGAACTGCTTTCCGCCGGTCGTCGCATCCGCGAAGGCTTTGCTTATGGCTTTCGCGAATGAAGCGGTGTTGATGCCCAACATGGTGGTGCTGCCGCGCACCCTTTCGAGCGTGTCAGGGAAATCGTTCTGCAATGATGGGGCTACAAGGTTTTCGCTATCGGTCATCGGGATATCTCTTGATCAGATCGGTTAATGCGTGTCGATCGAGCGGTGGGCCGCGGCGACCGGTTAAAACCTCGATGGCATAGGCAAGCTCGCGCGGCGTCATGCGCCAGAACTGGTTAGGCGAGAGCCGCAGCACGCCAAGACCGAAGCCAATCGCATCCTTCCAGGGAAAAGGCGTCATCCGCCCGCCTCCCCGAACGTCGCTGCAATCAGCTCCGCCGCGATCCGCACGCAGCCCTGTACGCCGCCGTCGATCGCCATGGCGGCAACATCCTCATCGCTCACGATCTCCCCTGCCCCACGCAAGCCCGCGCCGATGATGCGTGTGAGATCGCGCGCCTTCAGGCGGCCCGTTCCGAGCCGCTCGGTGAGCGCCACCAGATCATCGGCGCCGAATGCATCTTCGAGTTCGGCGAGCGCGCCGAGGGTGAGCACCAGCCGCCACGCCGCCGATCTCCACCTCAATCTCACCGCGATAACGATTGGCCATCACAAACCTCTCAGTTGTCATTCCGGGCGCGCCGAAGGCGCGAACCCGGAATCTATGATTCAGTATCTCGCTTCTGGATTGCGGGTCCGGCGCTCCGCGCCGTCCTGGAATGACGGCTAGGGCATTTGTGCGAAGATTAACTCGCCGGCGGACTCCAGCGACATGTCGTATGTGAGCTCACCGTTATGTTCACCGGCGAATTCCAGGCTTGTGACCTGGAAAGGACCCTGAACCGTCCCGAAGGCCGGTATAACGATCTGATAGCCGGTGATGGTGCCGTCAAAGAACGCCTGGCGCATCAGCGCGTCGCTCGAAGCATCCTTGAACAGACCGCGGCCTGACACCGAAGCGCGCTTGACGCCAGCACCATCGAGCAGCTCGCGCCACCGGTTGGCGCTTTCGGCGTGAGTGATATCGACCGTTTCGGCATTGAATGCGAGCCGGCGCGTTCGCAGGCCGGCGACAGTGATGTAGCTCGCGCCGTCGGCGATCTTGACGAGAAGATCCTTGCCTTTTTGAGCAGTCATTGATTTGTCCTTTCGTTAGATTGGTTCGGTCACTGCCCGGAAGCGCACCAGCGCGTGATAGGTGCGGCCATCGGCCTCGCGGCGCACGTCGGCAACGGCAAAGCGGAAATTGACCAGGTGATGACCCGCGAGCGTGAGGGGTGCATTGTCGAGCGCCTGCAAGAGCGCGCCGGTGATAAGATGCGCCTCGCGATGGCCGCCCTGGCGCGACCACGCGTGGAGAGTCAGCTGGTGCTCTTCGGACGGCTCGCTTCCGGTGGAAAAAACGGCGATGCGTGTCTCACCGAGGGTGACGTAGGGAAATATGGCCGCGCGCGGCGGCTCGTCATAGACTCTGGGACCGCCGAGCACGGAAGCAAGTCCGGCGTCGGCGATAAGCGCATCGTGCACGGCGGCGCGAAGCGCAGCTGAAGCAGCAGCGGGCATAATCTTTTTCCTGTGCAGATAATGATTGGTGTTCAGTCCTCCCGCTCCTCGGCTTCGATTTCGAGGAAGCGGCGATCGGCGCTTGGGTGGGCGGCGAGGACGCGATAGATGCGCGTACCATCCTGGAAGCGGTGGCGCGTGGTGATGTCAGGTCTCGCGCGAACGACACGGTATCGCACCACGCCGCCGGGACTATCGGCGGCGAGGTCGCGGGCGGGCGGCCGAGAGCGGTAGCACTTGCGCCCACAGTGTGGTCACGACGTCGTAAAGCCGTGTGACGCCGCCGGCTCCGTCGTCGAATTCGACCGGCCCTCTAACACCAGCCGACGGTTCAAATCGCCCGGCGCGGTCATAGCGAGGACATCCGGTGAGGCGCGATCAGCGCGGAAACCGTTGCCGGGAGCATCGCACTTGCGGGGCCGACCAGGCCGCGGTGTTCGTACCAATGCGAGACGAGCAGCCGGACCGCCTGCCGCAGCGATTCCGGTACGGCGCCGGCCGTATCTCCAAAGCCGACGGTCACGTCGAGCTCGATGCCGGCCGCAGCGCGGCCCGGCACTGGCACGGCCCATGGCACGAAGGACAGCGCCGAAGCGTCGCGATCAGGGACAAAGCCCTGCGTGTCAATCACGTGCGCATTGCCGCTGAAATCAGAAAAACGCGCCGCGACGAGCGGCTGCAGCTGCCCCGGCCGCACGGCAACGCGACCGTACTTTGGCCAGCAATCGAGCACGATGCGCCAGCTTTGCGTAATCAGCCCGATTTGCGCTTGCGCCTCGACATGCGTGCGCGCGCCGGCGATCAATGCGGTGACAAGCTGATCGTCGTCGTCATGTTCTACCCGAAGAAAAGTCTTTGCCTCGCCGAGCGTTAGCGACTCGACGGCAGGCCCTGTCAGCAAAATAGAAGTCAT